GTCTCGTTCATTTTACTCACCTGAATGTCTTCCCAACCAACGACGTGCGCCAGCTTCGGTTTTAAACGTTTTGCTTTTGGTATACGTCATGGCGGTGAATGTGCCGTCCTGGTTGGGGAACACGCCGTACACCAGAGATTCGTTGTTGCCAAGATCGATAGTATTCATGTTGACCCCATTTCCCCTTAACGCCGGGGTAGCGGAACTGTTTGCTGAGAACACCGTGCGGTGTCTTGATGAATGAAATTTAGAATAACCTAAGGTGGGCGGTCAAGATTTTTGTGTAGAAAAACCTAAGTTTTTTGATGTAAAAAACACAAGTGTTTGAAAGTTTGTGCTTTTTATTACAGGGTGTGGAGAAAAAAGGGGATTATTTGTTTGCGCTTCTTTTGCGAGCTTTGAGTAGTTCTTCAAAAAGTTTGTTGAAATTTTCAACTCGAGCACGCATCTCTGACAACAGGGCCTTTTGCTCTGACTCAGGCAGTGCGTCGAACAGTTGAAGTAACTCTTTTTGATCTTCTGTCAGAATGGCTGGCTGATTATCCGGGATCGGTTCGCCTGGTTGTTTATCTTCATCCCCAAAAAGAAGCCAAGTCGGTGAGCACTGAAGCGCTTGGCTCAGTGCGAATAATCTTTTCCCCGCCGGCTGTGTTTCATCTCTTTCCCATTGAGAAATTGTTACGTGAGCCACTTTGACCAGCTTACCTAATGCGGCCTGAGACAGTTTTAATTTTTTACGCCTATGTAAGAGGCGAGCACCGAAGGTTTCGTTTTTCATATTAGGGAATTCTAATTTTTCTTGACTTAGGTTTCTCTACGATCTAGTTTCCTTAGGAAAATCTAAGGAGCTCGATATGTTGAAAATTGATGCTATAGCGTTTTTTGGCAGCAAAACAAAGCTTGCCAATGCCGCAGGAGTTAGGCTGGCAAGCATTGCTGCATGGGGGGAACTGGTTCCTGAAGGTCGCGCGATGCGCCTGCAAGAGGCATCTGGCGGGGAACTTCAGTACGACCCCAAAGTTTATGACGAATATCGTAAGGCAAAACGACCTTGGAAGGTGATTCATGAAAATCAGGCATGAGCACATCGAATCAGTGCTGTTGCCCTGGCAGCCGAAAAAGGGCAGGCGTGGGTCGCTAACGCAATTACTGAAGAATATCTGCGGCAGGGGGGCGGCGAATTGTCTCTGGTACCAGGCAAGGACTGGAACAATCAGCAGAATATCTATCACCGTTGGTTGAAAGGTGAAACGAAAGCGCAAAGGGAAAAAATTCAGAAACTGATCCCTGCGGTTCTGGCAATTCTTCCGCGTGAGCTGCGTCACCGACTCTGTATCTTCGATACCCTGGAACGCCGTGCATTACTGGCGGCGCAGGAAGCGTTGAGTACGGCAATTGATGCGCATGATGATGCTGTCCAGGCCGTTTACCGGAAAGCACATTTCAGCGGTGGTGGGTCGCCCGGCGATTCTGTCGTAGTGCATTGATTGAAATTAATCGTGCCGGATTGTTTTGTTCGGTATCAGTTAAATGTAACGCTGCGAGCGTTACAAGGTGAAAACAAATGGCTTCAAACTGGATAAAGCTCGAGGTTATTACGCCGGATAAGCCGGAAATATTCAGGCTTGCTGAGATTCTGAATATTGATCCAGATGCCGCATTAGGGAAGGTTATTCGCTTCTGGGCATGGGCGGATCAACAAATGATAGACGGTAATGCAGATTGTAACGCTCGCGGCGTTACAAAAAGTGCAATAGATCGCATCACTTTTATGTCTGGTTTTGCTGATGCGTTAATTCAGGTTGGATGGCTGGTCGAAAATGACGGTGGGCTTTCTCTACCTAACTTTGAACGTCATAACGGAAAAAGCTCTAAAAAAAACGGGCGGTTACAAACGAGCGAGTAACAAAAATACGCGAACTGAAACGAAAAGGTAACGCTGCCAGCGTTACACAAACGGATCAAAAAGCGTTACCAGAGGAAGAGGAAGAGGAAGAGGAAGAGGAAGAGGAAGATCTAAATACTGATCTCCCCCTCGCCAAAAACGAGCGTCTAAAAAATTCGAGCCGGAGGCTATTGAGCTGCCCGATTGGTTGCCGGAAACACTCTGGCATGAGTGGGTCCGGTTCAGACAGGCATTGCGAAAACCGATTCGAACGGAGCAGGGCGCTAACGGGGCGATACGGGAACTGGAAAAATTCCGTCAGCAGGGTTTTACACCTGAGCAGGTGATTCGACACAGCATCGCCAATGAATACCAGGGTCTGTTCGCGCCGAAAGGTGTTCGGCCTGAGACGTTGCTCCGACAGGTTAACACCGTCTCGTTGCCGGACAGTGCGATCCCGCCAGGCTTCAGGGGGTAACGGACCATGAAAAATATTGCGACAGGCGGCGTTCTGGAACGCATCCGCCGACTGACCCCGCCACATGTAACCGCCCCATTCAGAACGGTAGCGGAGTGGCGCGAGTGGCAACTTGCTGAAGGCCAGAAACGTAGCGAGGAGATCAACCGCCTGAATCGCCAGTTGCGGGTGGAAAAAATTCTGAATCGCTCAGGCATCCAGCCGTTGCACCGTAAATGCTCGTTTGCGAATTACCAGGTGCAGAACGACGGCCAGCGATACGCGTTAAGCCAGGCGAAATCCATCGCCGATGAACTGATGACCGGGTGTACAAATTTTGCGTTCAGCGGAAAACCTGGTACCGGGAAGAATCACTTAGCGGCAGCTATCGGGAATCGCCTGCTGAAAGACGGTCAGACAGTGATTGTGGTTACCGTGGCTGATGTTATGAGCGCCCTGCACGCCAGCTATGACGACGGGCAGTCAGGCGAAAAATTTTTGCGGGAGCTGTGCGAAGTGGATCTGCTGGTTCTTGATGAAATTGGCATTCAGCGCGAGACGAAAAACGAGCAGGTGGTGCTGCACCAGATTGTTGATCGCCGGACAGCGTCGATGCGCAGCGTGGGGATGCTGACAAACCTGAACTATGAGGTGATGAAAACATTGCTCGGCGAGCGGGTGATGGATCGCATGGTCATGAACGGCGGGCGCTGGGTGAATTTTAACTGGGAGAGCTGGCGTCCGAATGTTAGCCATTCGAGGGTTGTTAAGTAGTTTCAGGAGGATTTATGGCGAAACCTTTTACTCCCGAACAGCGGGAAGAACTGAAGACGCGAATTGTGGAACTCGTGCATCAGGACGGTCGGGTCACGATTCGGCAGTTGTCAGATGAAACAGGTATCAGTCGTGCGTCTGTCGGTCGCTTATGCATAGAACTGGTCGCAAGTGGTGATGTATATAATTCTGGCTACGGCTTATTCCCGTCTGAACAGGCTCGCAAGGACTGGCAAAGCGCCCGCAAAAAACTCTCGAGAGTAAAGGTGAGGAAACCGGTTGTTGTTGATCCGGACCTTATCTGGTCATTACCTGACGGAGAAATACGCCGCTACGACAGGCGCCTGAATATAATCTGTCGCGAGTGCCGGAAGAGCGAAGCTATGCAGCGTGTACTGGCTTTCTATCAGGGTAATTTTCAGGAGGCGATACTGTGAATGAAATTAGCTATCAGGCTTCAATTACCGCTGGCATTCGCATCAAAGGAGAGGAGCATGGAAATAAAACCAGAAGATGAGTTAAGCAATATCGTTTTATTTCCGGTAAAAGAGGATGACCCTCGTAATCAGGTTAATTTTCTTTATGAGCCATCGGAAAGACCATATTGCCATCACGCCTCTGTACGGGTTGACGAAAAAGAGCGTCAGGTCCGCTGTAAAATCTGCGGTGCGGTTGTGGAGCCGTTTGACTGGATGCTCTCTGTGGCAAAAAGAGAAACCAGACTGGCAGATGATGTAAGGCTATTGCGCCAGGAGGAACAGGAAAGGCGGAGAAATATAGAAAAGCTGATACAGATTGAGCGTAACGCGAAAGCGCGGATACGCAGGGCGACAAAATCCAGAACTGAATAATTAAATTTAGCACTGTTAAAAATTTAATCCTTAACCGGAGGGATTTCTGCACCCTCAAATCATCAGGAGACCACCCGAAAGGGCGGGGAGCAGTCACACATCTGTTTCCGATAGCCCCGTTCTAATGCTACACTCTTTGATATTTTTATGACCCCAATAAACATATTTATGACAGTTGCTGATTTCAAACGGCCCAAATTGGAGCTCCCAAACGGGGCAAACAAACTACTACTGCACTCTTGCTGTGCTCCATGTTCCGGTGAGGTGATGGAGGCGCTTCAGGCCTCGGGAATCGACTACACCATCTTTTTCTACAACCCGAACATTCATCCTCAGAAAGAGTATTTAATTCGTAAGGATGAGAATATTCGCTTTGCTGAACAACACGGCGTGCCGTTTATTGATGCTGATTACGACACAGACAACTGGTTTGAACGAGCCAAAGGAATGGAATGGGAGCCCGAACGAGGGATCCGTTGCACCATGTGTTTTGACATGCGTTTTGAGCGGACAGCGCTGTACGCCGCTGAAAATGGTTTCAGTGTGATCAGCAGTTCACTGGGCATTTCACGCTGGAAAAATATGCAGCAGGTTAACGACTGTGGGCGGCGAGCCGTCGCGCATTATCCGGGCATGGTGTACTGGGATTATAACTGGCGCAAGCAGGGCGGCTCGTCCCGTATGATTGAAATCAGCAAGCGCGAAAAATTCTATCAGCAGGAATATTGTGGCTGTGTGTATTCTCTGCGCGATACCAATCTACACCGCAAATCTCAGGGACGCCCTCTTATCAAAATTGGTCAACTCCACTACGGTAAAGAAGAGAAGGAGTGATTTTATGGGGCACCTTTCTGATTGATTTCATATTGGCGAGGTAAGTAGAATGACTGCGGGTGCTTGAGGCTATCTGCTTCAGGCATGAACACCAAAAGGCAGATAGAGAAAAGCCCCAGTTAACATTACGCGTCCGGCAAGACGCTTAACATTAATCTGAGGCCAATTTCATGCTTTGCACATGTAGGTTAGCCTCTTACATGCCGAAAGGCAAGGAGAAGCAGGCTATGAAGCAGCAAAAGGCGATGTTAATCGCCCTGATCGTCATCTGTTTAACCGTCATAGCGACGGCACTGGTAACGAGGAAAGACCTCTGTGAGGTACGAATCCGAACCGGCCAGACGGAGGTCGCTGTCTTCGTAGACTACGAATCCAGGAAGTAAGAGTGACCGGGCGGGGAGCTGATCCCATCCCCGCCCACCTCTGATGTGTCAGGCATCCTCAACGCACCCGCACTTAACCCGCCCATCGCTGTGATCTCTCAGCGTTTCGGCGGGTTTTTTGTTGTTTATTTCCGGTGAATTTGATTCGCGCACCTTCGCAGATAGAATCGACTCACTTAAGTAGCGCGCAGGGAGAAGAGGGATGGACCCCGAACAGGGGAGAGCTATTTATCTGGAAGGATTCTGAAGATGAAAATCGAAGAATTGCGTGAAATTTTTAGTGAAAATGGCCTCTATGCTGTGCGCGTTGAGAATGGAGCGATTGTCAGCCATTGCCGCATTAGATGTTTGCAATCTCAACAAAGGAAGAGCGGTGCTGTGTTATTTTATTTTTGTAATGGACTTCTGACGGACGGTTTTATTTTGCGTGAGGACGAATTTGTCACATCATTACGGGTTTTGAAAGAGATTGGTTTTAAGGCTGGTTTTCTGCTTTTGCTGAAGAATAAACTCATCTACAATCTTGAGCAGGATTGAACTCCTGCTGTGTAACACCGTGCCACCGGAGAAAGCCGATGGCACATATACAACTGGTCAAACAAACCTCTTCCGGATTACTTCTCCCGGCGACGCCGGAGAGTTGCGATTTTCTGCATCAAATCAAAATAGGTGAGTGGATACACGCAGACTTTAAGCGTGTGTGTAACTACGCATTCCACAAGCGTTTTTTCAAACTCCTGCAACTGGGTTTCGATTACTGGACTCCGGTCGGTGGGGCGATCACGCCTCGCGAACGAAAACTGGTGTCCGGTTTCGTTGATTACCTGTGTGAATCAGTAGGCCGGGAACATACGCCAGCTCTGAGCGAAGCCGCAGAGCAATATCTGAATACAGTTGCGACACGCAGAACCAGTGATACGGCATTGCTAAAGTCGTTTGAGGCTTTCCGCGAGTGGGTAGCCATTCAGGCCGGATTTTACACCGAGCATTTTTATCCGGACGGTAGCCGTGGGTGTCGGGCGAAATCTATCGCGTTTGCGAATATGGACGAAACCGAGTTTCAGCAGGTTTATAAATCTGTTCT